CGGACGATGGAGCAGGTAGCGAAGTCCGATCAGGAGAGCGCTGACCTACCCGAAATCTCCATTATCGCGCAATACTTTTCATCGTGGTCGAGCGCAATTGATGCGGGTCCATTGACGCTGCAGGGACTGGTGAAAACCATCGCCATCAAGATTCTCACGTCTGATGACTTCATTTCCTCTCTGACCACCGTGCCGGCCTCCAGCAGCATCAACAATGTGCTGACAGCATTGGCGACGGAGATGGGTGCCGGAGTCGATAACAAGACGTTTACGAACGTAAGCAGCACAGGACTGGTTCACTTCCTCAATCAGTTGTTGACGGGTGGTACGTCAGTGAGTTGGCATACAGCCGTTGATGGGTCAGCAGATTACAAAGATTCAGTTTACGTTGTGAACGCAATCGTTTGACCTGTTGTACGGTGGCCCGGGAGCCATCCGAAGAGAATAGACGCAATTCCCGGAGGTAACTACGCATGCCACAATATCCCCAGCATGGTCAAACACAGGGCTCCGTTGAGTTCGATTACAACGGGTCCGCTGTAGTGCTTGAGATTCTGGATTTGGGCTGGAAGAAGATTGAGCGTGAAATGTTGGAAGTCACCAACATGCGGGTCAAGCCAACCACGCTTGGCACGGGCCGATTTGGCAACAAAATGAAGATCCCCAGCATCTATGTGGACCCCGGCCAGCTCGTCTTGCGCGTCCAGCATGATGCCTCGTCACCGATTCCGATCGGCGAGGATGACCCGGTGGATATGGTTGTGAAGCTGGGCGGATACCAGTCTTCGCAGGAAGAATTCGATGCGATCGGATTCGTACAGTCATACGAAATCGTTGGGCCACTCAATGGAAAAGTGGTCACCGCTGATATTGTCATCGAACTGACGGACGTGGTTGACCCGGATTCGTCGGACATCTACGACGACACGGGGGCCGTAGGATGGAGTGCCGCAAGCTGAACAAGCGGTAATACCCAAGGACCGGGAGACGGGTAGGAATGAGCGAACTAAAGACGAAGCTTCTGGGCTACCGACGTATCGAGAAAGTACACATTGAAGAGTTGGATTGCGATGTGTGCGTGAAACGAATGACGGGCACGGAAGCGACCGCGTTCCATGTGGCGCAATCAAAGGCGCGAGTGGAGGCAGAAACGAAGGGGGACGAGGCGTTTTTGGGGCTACTCTCGCTTCTCGTATCCATGACGGTGTGTGATGCGGACGGCAAGCCCATCTTTGCATCAGCCGACGAAGTAGACAGTCTGGACAGCGTAATAAAAGACCGGCTCACAGGAGTAGCGCAGCACATCAATGGCATGACGCCGGATTCATGTGAAGAGATAAAAAAAAAGTCCGAGATGATTACGTCTGGTATCTCCTCTCCGACCGATGGGGGCGGCCAGTCGAAGAAATAAAGGAATTACTGGACCTATACCAATTAGAGCACTATCGCGTCTTTTATAATAATGAGCAGCCGTTGACGGACAAGATAGCGAAGTCAAAAGCGATTATGAAGACGATTGCAGGGATGATGGGCGGGATGAAGAAAAATGGTAACAATCGAAGGCGCGGACGAGCTGCAAGAGTTCTTCGAAGAACTGCCAAACCTCATTCAAAATGACATTCTGCCTGACGCTCTGTTAGACGGCGCCAACACCATTCTTGAGACCGCTCGCGACCTGGCCCCACGCAGAACGGGCGCACTGGCCGACTCGTTACATATCGAGCCCATCGAGGATGGGTATAGAATTGTGGCTGATGTGGACTATGCCAACTGCGTCAACGATGGAACACCGCACGCGAAAGCGCAGCCCTTCCTTGACGATGCGATAGAACAGGCAGGCCCGACCACACTGGAAGCGATCGATGCGAAGATTGACGAGCTGTTTGAGGTGTAAGCAATGGACAAGAAAATTAACGTTAAGATTACCGGCAATGCGGATGAGCTGGGGTCATCGGCTCAGGCGGCTGGTGCCCACATTGAAAACCTGAAGGGCCACGCAGATAAAACGTCCATGAGTCTCCATCAGTTCCAGGGCGTGGCAAAGCTGGCGTCTCGTGAGTTAGCACATCTCGTCCATGCAGCCGCCTCTCCGATCGGTGTGTTTGCAGTTGGCATCATCGCCATTAAGGAAGCCCTTCACGCACAGGCAGAGGCGGCCAAAGAAGCTGCCGAGCGCATGGAGCAGATTCAGGAGGCCAACAAGCGGTTTAAGGAGGGAATGGAAGAGTTCCGGATGGAGAAGGAAGGCAAGGAACTCACGCAGGCCGGCCACCAGATGAAACGCCTTGAGGACATGAAAGAGGCTAATGAAAAGGAACTTAAAAAGACTGGCGGAGACGAGATTGATACATATCTATCCGGACAATTAAACAAACATCCATGGCTCAAAATGTTTGCGAATGATAACGACATCCGGCGCGGAGAACTTATAGGCCAGCGCGGCCAGATCGACGAAGCAATTGACTCCATCAAAAGTAAGCCGATGGAGCGGCACAAAGCGGTGGAAGGCGGCGGAGGCGGCAACGTATTTGGCTCTTCCAATGTTTCTTCTGCTCCAATGTTTGGGTCACAGGGTATTAAGGCATTGAAAGAGATTGCCAAGAACACAGGCGGAGAGTCGAACCCGAACAGCCATTTCGAATGAGGTAAACAATGTCATACCCGGATATTTCAGTCAAAGAAGGCGATGGGATAGTAACCATCTCAAAGGAAGGGCTGCGTGCCAAACGCGTGTTCGTCGTCAAAGATTTGGACATGACGGACCCATCCGCAACCCTCTACAAAGCCCTTACGTCTGGAGACTGGAATCCGGTCGACCCTGAATTTGACATTCCCATCCGCATGACGCCACACCCTACCATTGTAATTCCGTCCGCATGGGGTGCGTACTACGAAGGCAAAGGCGACTTTGCGGAGAACAACTGTTTTTGTGCTGACGTAATTACGGTGAAATCATTCGACTCAACCAAGGCTATCGTTGAAGTCGAATATGCGCCCATGAACGCAATGACGCAGGAGCCGTCAGACAACGGAGACGAAGCGCCAGCATTGCTCCATATCGGCTCATCTGTCCATGCTATGAAAGTATTCATTGACTACGGTGGCAACCAGTTAGTGATTCCATATCTGGGCGCTGGCAGCGGAGCTGGCACCTACAACATCAAAAAGCAGTCCGACGATACCGCGATTGACCCCAACAATCGAATTGGGGCCGACGTTCAAGTACCTGGCAAGCTCATCCGCTTCTACCGTCGCGAGCAGGCGCCGAGAGCATCGGACACTCTGGAAGGGTTCGTCAACTCGGTAGCATGGGCGATCACACCAGACTTTACGGCAGACCCGCAAACGTTGCTGTGCACGCGCGTCGAGAACGAAACACGCGACGAAGGCCAGAGCTACATTGTGATGTACGAGTTTCAATGGATTGACTTACTTCAGGCGTCAGACGTGAACTATGTGACGCCGGCCACAGACCCGAGCGGCGGGAGTATCCAGATTTCACCGTGGCAGATTTACGGCTTCTACACGATTCCAAATGGTGCGTACGGACATCCGCCGTCTGGTGATGACATTGGACCGAACCAGACACCAACCGATGCAATCCCGTCCGTTTATCAGATGTACGGTCTTGTGGATTTCAACACAGTGCTGAAGCTGACGGCGTAAGGGCGAAGCGTGGACATCAATTCACCGGACCATCTTGAGCAGCCGATCGACTCAAACCAGCGAGTCAAGCCGGAGAGATTGCGGGCGCTGGCGGCTGGCGTGAACCGTCAAAGCAAACTCGGCGTACGGCCGCCACAGCTCATATTCAACGATGATGCGAGCGGATCGCCATTCCCAGAGGCCGGATTTGAGCAGGCTATTGCGGCCGCACGGGATTACCCGTTGACGTACGCGTACCTGAATCCAGGTCCACCAAGCGGGTCTGGACAATGGGTGTTCACAGGAACATCAATCCAGATCGACTATAGCGACGTCAATTCAGTGGACTGGTCCGCATTCATTGACACGTGGGACGACTCCACAACGACAGCGCATCGGGCGTTCCTGATCTTCGAAAAACTGGATGGTAACTCTCCGACCAATTTGTTTCTCGTGTTCGAAATCACGGGAGCCGTTGTTGACCACACCACGTACAAAGAGTTTCCGGTTACAGCCATCATAAACCCGGGCGGGTTTTCCTCTGGTGATTTGTTCATCATCTCGTTTTCACGGACTGGAGACAAGGGCGCCGACGGTGCAACCGGCCCGACCGGCCCGTCAGGATCTCCCGGAGGCGCCACAGGTCCCACAGGGCCGACTGGAGCCACTGGCCCAGCCGGCAGCAACGGCGCCGCGGGAGCGACTGGACCAACCGGACCCGCAGGACCGACAGGTGCGACCGGCCCAGCGGGCAGCAATGGCGCCGTAGGCGCAACGGGCGCAACTGGACCGATTGGACCCGCCGGCGGCCCGACCGGCCCCACCGGAGTCACTGGACCTACCGGCCCGACTGGCCCGACTGGTCCTACGGGGGTGACCGGACCAACTGGCGCAACTGGCCCAGCCGGCAGCGGCGGCGACTATGGCGAGCTTTACAAAACAACCGGCTCTCTGACGCTCACGACGCTGAATGTCTACTACCAAGTCACCAGTTTCACGGCTGGCCTGACCAACAACATCACGAACACGGGCGACGCACTCACCATCGTTGACCCAGGCGTTTACGCCATCCAACTAACGCTCGATTGCCAGCCAAATCAGGGCGGCCTCACGACGTCTAATTATGCGGTGTCCATCTACAAGAACGGCGCGCCGTTCATGACCTGCTGCAACCCATGGCAGAAAGACCACCGTCACACCATCACGTTGACAGCGATTGAAGACTGTGCGGCCAACGACGTATTCACGGTCTACATGGCCGATTTGATTTCAAATGGAACCGTCGTAACGTTCAAACAAGTAGAGTTTACGATGTTCAGCATCAACATCTGAGGCAACGCGACACCACCGGGAGGGTGTTCACAATGAAGATATTTGTATTGGCCGTCCCTCACACAATCACGAGCACGGCGTTTACATCGTGCGCATTCAGCCAGAAAGTCAGAAATTTGTGTGCGATGATGCACCGTGCCGGCCATCACGTCGTCCATCTCGGCGTGGAAGGTTCGCAAGTCGAATGCACCGAACACGTGGACGTGGCGAGTGCGGCCGAATGGAGCCACTTCTATTCAAACCCGGGCACGAAGCCGTATGAGCTGAAATGTGACGGGAAGTTCAGGCCCTACCATCAACGCTGGGCGAAGCGGGCCAAGCTGGCCATACTGGAACGCTGCGACAACGACAGAGAGGCTATCGTTTGCGTCACGTACGGCGGCACGCAATGGGAAGCCGTCAAAGGCGTCGATCAGTTCATTGTTGAATCAGGCATCGGCTATCCGAAAGCGTATGCGGAATGGCGCGTCTACGAGTCGTACGCATGGCTGCACACACATGTCGGGATGGAAGGACTGCAGAACTGCCCGAAATGGTACTGGCCAGTCATCCCGAACGCGTTCGACCTTGAGATGTTTACCTACAACGAGAAGCGCGGCGAAGACTTCCTCTTCATCGGACGATTGAACGAAGACAAGGGCGTCCGCATCGCGATTGAGTCCGCCAAGCGTGCGGGCCGAAAGATAACGATTGCAGGTCAAGGCGATCCGGCGCCATTCCTGGCCGGCAATCCGCACGCGTCCTATGTGGGCGTCGTTGACGTGGAAGGCCGGCGCAAACTGTTGTCTGAATGCAAAGCCGTCTTCTGCCCGTCCTGGTACCATGAGCCGTTCTGCGGCGTGTCGATTGAAGCGCAAATCAGTGGCGCACCCGTCATCTGCACGGACTGGGGAGCATTCCCGGAAAACGTCGTGCACGGCGTGACCGGCTACCGCTGCCGAACCATGGACCATTTCACATGGGCGGCGAAGAAGATTGACGCAATCGATCCGCAAGCCTGCCGCGACTGGGCGAAAGCAAACTTCTCGCTGGAAAGAATCGCACCAATGTATACGGAGTATTTCGAGTCGGTGCTGAAGACGCGCGACCGCGGGACGGACTGGAATGCGGAGAATGCGGAGAGGACGGAGTTGGATTGGCTGCGGAAACAGTATCCGACCTCACTTGAGTTTGCTGGCAATCTCAGCGAGCTTGCGCCAAATGAGAAACAGCAAAACGCAGCCGACGAGACTGCACAGCGGCAGCAACTTGAAAGCTTCTGCGCTAGTCGCGGAATGAAACAAGTCGCGACAAATTAAGAAACCGAGCACCAAGATAACAACCACCATGACGGCCTTAGAGGCGCTAGACCAAAAGCCGTCGGCCTTGCTTTGGCCATCGGTGGGCGACTTAGGCGGCGGTTGAACCTCAGGAGCCTTAGCGAAGAACTCTTTCTCGGCGGGAGTTGCGGTACCCCAAACCTTCATGCCGTCGCGCATAACCCCTCCCATTCGAGAATGTAGTTGTGGCTGACTCGCTTTCAACTTTTGGGGACAAAAATGGGGACAGCCCTCACTTTCATCTCCCTAACAATTTCGCGCTTCCCTATGAAACGCTCGTCTACTGTCGCGTACACTTCCCCTTGGCTCGGCTTCGGAGGCCGGTACACTATCCGTTGTGCTATGGGCACTAAACCTTTATGCAGCCTTGTGTTGCCGTAGTTTCTTCGCTTTTCGTTTCCTCTTTTTGGGGACACTTTGGGGACGCGGCTCATCGCAATCTCAACGCTATTGCCCATGATGCGCGCCGCAAGCTGAGGATTTACGCCAGCCTTGTAGAGCCGAAAGTATGTCAGCCGGCGTAATGCTCCGAACGTCAGCGAGTCAGGCAAGCCGTGTGCCTGCCGCAACAATCGTAGTTCCTTGTGCGCTAGTTCGATGTGGTGCGGGTAGACCGGCCGAAATCCTGACTGCATGAGAATCAGGACGGGGAAGACGCGCTGAGCCTTCGCCTTTAGCATCCGGCTCACGCTGCCGCCAAAGACGGTCCAGATTCGGCCCATGCCGCCCATTGCGGCCGTAAACAAGCTGAGGTTCAGGAACATATTGGGCGTTGCCGACGGCGCGCCGAGCGTCGTCTCCGAGCAATGCAATCACGTCCCGAATAAGCGCTATCTCATGCGCTTCTGCGTCTGATTGCGGACCCTCTCCGAACAACGCCCATGACGGACGCCATTCGAAAAAGTGGCATATGGCAATAATCTCATTCACGTCTAAGCGTTTCGGCTTCTTAGGATGCATCCATCTCTGAAACGCCGATTCTGCCTTACCTAAAGCCTCAGTAAGTCTGACCTGTGGAATATCGCGTTTCGAAAGCTCATCGGAAACGAGATTCATAAAAGCGGCCTGATTAAAAAAATCTTTATTCACAAACGTATTGATATCACTGATTTGTACGATTTCTACAATATGTACAATATTCCAGCTTGACCTAACGATATTCGGAAGTATTCTTTTTACACGAATGAAATATTCTTCTGATTTTCGAAAGGCTGATTGATGACTACTAGTGATTTGCGCGAAAACCTCGGGGCAACCATCCAGAGAGTACTGCAGGGAGAAACCATCACATTGACAAGCCACGGGCGAGAAGTCGCCAAGCTTGTCCCGGTCGGGGGGCCGGTGAATCATGAATCAGAATCCGTTGTCGCAACGCCGCAAAGAACTCGGCCTCACGCAAGAGCAGATGGCCGCGTATCTGAAAACGGTTCAGTCGGAAATCGCGAAAACGGAAGCGGGCGAACTGCCGCCGGAAAGCGATCTCGCGCGTTGGGCAAAGGCGTACGGGCTCTCAAAGAAAAAGTTTAGGACCGACTGTGAAGCCGCCCAATGGGTGCTGCTGTTGTGGAAGTACGCAGTGACGACGCCAAAAGCAATTGAAGTGATCGACTGCACACCAACACGCGGATTTGTGGACGAAGACGACCCTGAGTGCGACCACGCTCGAAGGATAGCGCAATGACTCCCGAGCAGTTGAGACTCGAATGCCGCCTCTCCATCGCCCAGCTTGCCGAAATGGCCGGAATTGGCGAGGCAACCTACATCCGAATCGAACAAGGCAAGACGGTGCGGCTTCAGACTGTCACGCTTGAGAAGATCCATGCCGCACTGATTCAACGAATGCCAGCATTGGGATACCGCGAGTTCATCAAAATCATGACGGACAAGCGGGACGAAGTGAAGTACGGGAAGCGACGCGGATGGCGCGCGGCGTAAATCGTCGTCGGTCGGCTTGGGATGCGAGAGGGAGGGGACTGTGAAAGAATATCGTTGGATTGACAAGACCACATGGCCGAAACGCGGCGAGTGGGATAACGAACCAGACAAGGTTCAGTGGATTGATGAGGCGACGAATCTGGACTGCCTCGCCGTTCGCACGCCCCACTCCGGCCATTGGTGCGGCTATGTCGGAGTCACCGAGAAGCATCCGTGTTTCGAGAAGGATTACAATCAGTCCTACGACCTGATTGACGGCGGCTTTGACGTGCATGGCGGCTTGACGTTCTCTGGTCATTGCCACGAATCGGCCACGCCTGAACGCGGCATTTGTCACGTGCCGGAATCCGGACGCCCTGACAACGTTTGGTGGCTGGGCTTTGATTGCGCGCACTGCGGCGACATCTCGCCCGCCTATCAGCGCAGCATGGGCTATGGCCCAATGGACCGTTACCGAACGCTGAACTACGTGAAAAACGAATGTGCGAATCTGGCCAAGCAGCTCGCAGGCATGAAGTAACCGGAGGAATCTCACGTGTACAGCGGAACAAAAATCTCCACCGAAGCACTGAAATCCATCGCCTCGTGCATCCCATCCAAGCATGAGCACGCGTTGCGCAACCTTCGCCTTCTCGACATTGAGAACCTGCGTGCGGGCCGCATCACTCGCCAAGCCATGAACGAAGCGAATGAGCGGGTGCGGGCGATGCCGGACTTTGTGACGTATGGGCATAAGCCTGTGCTGGTTGGGCAGGGCTATTCTACACACGCAACCATGTGGACGGCTGAGGAACTCAACTCAATGCTGGAAGCTGCCCGCGCAACGCAGGTGTGCCCGAACTGCCTCCGCACGAACGGCACCGGCTCTCTCTGCCCCGCCTGCGAAGTGGAGCGGCGGCAGGAGGAGAATGCGGCGGCGGAGGGGGTGGAACCGTGAGAAGCGATTTCTACCTTGGACAGGAATGCATTTACAAGCCGAATCACTACGACTGCAAACTCCGTGTCGTACTGACTGAGCAGCACGGCGACTCGATGTGGACTATCGAGGTGCTGTCTGTTTTGGAGGGGGAGCCGCCAAGACGAGATTCGGCGTCGTCCAGATACGCATGGTGGAATGAACTATCTGAGCTGGCGGTAGATCAGCCGATTGGCGGGAGTGGGGCAGTGGCGCAAGTCACACCGCCAGCCCTGGCGCAACCAGAGCCGACGCGTTCGCAGGTCTCCACTCCCGCCATCGACGCGCTCTGGACTGACGGCGACGTGCGGCAATGGGCCAGTGAGCAGAACCATAACGTTGAGCGGCCGATTGAATGGCTGCGTATCGACTTGCGCTGCTGGCTGAACCGTAAGCCAGTCGCAGCCCCTCGCGCGCCCGTCCATCGCCCCGTCAACCTGAACGCAGCACGTGAGATTCTTGAGCCGAGGATTTTTAAGTGAGGTGCGGCAGTCGAAACGGTTAAGGCGAGCGTCGGCTGAAGTCCTTATTGACGCCGTTTCAATGACTGGGAAGTGAACCGACGATCCGCACCAGAAATGAAAGCATGAAGCATGCGTGACTACAAGCCAGGCCCGAATCAGGAATTGCAGACCAGCGACGACGGCCCCGGCTTCACCTCGCCTCCCGTCCCCCGCATGCGAATGACGGTTCGTGACAGAGAGATTTTCAAGGAGTGGGTGAGACAAGTCTATCAATCTCAGGAGAACAAATCATGTTCCGTTCAACAGTGCTCGGCCAGTTGCTCAAGCCAGACGATAAACGCGACGCCATTCACATCGCCGTTGCGCCAGTCGTGTGTGTAGACTCCAATCTCATTCCAGGCGCGCACGTCGGTTTTGTGAAGGGAGAGACGCCAAGCAATGACGAAGCTGTCAGCGCTCATGCGGAAAAGAAGCTCGGCATTGTAGACCCGTTCCTGCGCGAATCCGTTAAGCGCGGGGAACGGTTCTGGATGTTTCTGTACCCGAACACAATCACGTCTCTTCGGCATGATTGGAGCCATCCGGCGTTCGAATGCGACGTGCAGCACTCCCGAGAAGAGATTGACAAAATGTCTCGCATCGTCGGCATTCGGTACGAACGGATGATGGCCGCGGCTGCCGAATATCTTGAGAACGACGAATATTGCCACATGGGAGACAACGAAGATTACAACGGCGTCGACTTCGAACAGTTCTGGAAGCACTACGAAATCGTCACGGGGAAGAAGGTCAATCAGGACAAGAAGTACTGCTTCTTCTCGTGTGCGTGCTGAAGTAACCGTTGGGCGGGGAAGAGTACAGAGGGGACCGACGTGCTACGAATACTGTTCATCATGATGGCGTGTGGGGCGGCAAGGGCTGAGAACTCTAGCGGCTGGCCGGCTCACGAGAGGATTGCAGAGATTGGCGGCGGCGTGGACAGAGACACGCAGCAAGGACCGGCAGAAGGTGGAAAGCGCACTGCCGCACCAAACGCGCTTGAGGGCTTAAATCTTGTACCCGGAGGACGACACCGGGAGGCCGGGCTTGATAAGGGTGAAATTGCCGCCCCGAAGTTGACCGCGTTGACAAGCCCTAAAGAAGCCGGTGACGACAAGGGGATTGAATGCCCCAAAGAATTCCGGCCCGCCATTCTCTGCGATGCTCGCCAGCTCGTCGAAGACGAACCATCCGGGCGCATTCCACCGTATTGCATCCGTGGCCGCACCTACGGCGACCGGGAGAACGAATTCCGCTGGGCACCTGGTATCGGTGATTTCGCAATGTACTTCATCGCCAAGCTTGCCCCTCCCATTCGCCGCGCGTGGAGAGTGGTGCGGAGGTGGCTCTTGAGTGTGCTGAATGTGAGGGCGAACTTTAGATAATGTCAAACCTTGTGCTGTGCATCGATGAAGACGACTTCGCGCGAATGGAAGCAGGTGCCGCAATCAGCATCGCAGACCCTTTGAAGACGATGCGCGTTCAAGTCTGCGCACCCGGCCACGGCTATTGCAGCGTGGATGTCGAACAAATTGCGATTGGGACAGATGTGCGGAGTGGGATGAAGTGTCAATTTCTCACAATCAAAATGCAGAATGAAATGTCGTCAACCTGACAAGGAGAGAGAAGCCATGCAAATCGAAACGTACGAAGTGACCGAAGTAGATGCGGACGGCAAGAAAGAAGACTGCGCGGAAGCCATCGCATTGATTGAAAAGCTGAACCTCGAAGGCCAGCGCGAAATGCTGTCGCCTGAAAAGGATGCGCGTTGTCCGTATCGCAAGATGACGAAGGAAGAGGGCTTCGTTTACGGCACTCTCTGCCCGATTAAGACCGTCATTCAGAAGTTCAAAGACGAACCGATTCCGCTGCGCGTCCTGCAGGTGGCTGCCCATGCCGATTCGCTTGGCATCTACCGCACCATCGAAGTGTGGCATCCCGAAAGCGCGGACATCAAAGACCCTGTACTCGTCGGCACGATCGGCGAGCAATATGGAACGCGCGAATTCTACATCCTGGCGCGCTGGGGCGAGACTCTTGAAGCGTTCGACGTGCTGAAGGTTCAAGCCGTCAAAGTCTTCAGGGCGCTGATTAAAGGCAAGCTGGAGCGCATCCTCAGCGACGTCAAGGCCGACATTGAAGCGTGTGATGCCGCCAGCGACACGCGCGTGCTGACGAGCAAGGTGAAAGACCCGACTTACTACTCAATCCTGCGAGACTTCTAAACCGAATCGTCGTGCTCGGCGCGTTAACCCCCGCCGAACGGAGTCGGATTACTTTGGGAGGCTGCTGGCGCGCGTCCAAGACTATCAGATTTGGCAGCGCAGACCGACACGGAAGGAATACGAGCAATGGATAAATTCGAAACGATAACGCCGCTGAATTTCGAAATTGAAAGCGGCGGAATCATCTCGATTCAAGACAAGTGCGGGAACCACGTCGGCAACGTGTTCGATAATGTTGACTTGGCTTCTGCGTTCGTCGCCGCTCCTGAACTCCTGCAAGCCTGTCAGATAGCCATCGTTTCAATGCAATACCGATACGCACGCAATCCGACCGACGAACTGGCGTACGACCTTCAGATTGTCGGCGCGGCGATTCTTAAGGCAGGTGGAAAACTACCATGACGGCACGACAGGAATACGCAAGGCATTACGGGAAGCGGAAAGCATGAGCTACGAAACCATGAAGGCGCGCAAAGATTCAATCCTGAAAGCCGAGCGCAAAGGCTTGTCCGAAACAAACCTTCTCTCCGTGATTGTGGAACTTTATCCGCATTACGAGAAGTGGCTTTCTACGCCCGAAATAGCAATCGTGGAGAAATATCCGCACGTCTTCAACCGCAAGACGCATCGCGGGCCGTGCAAGAACGACATGGGTATCGATGCTATCAGCCTGACGGATACCGGCAGACTGCTCTATCAATGGGCGCACGATTTCACTGTCAAGGGTGCGGAGTCGGAAGCGCAAAGGACAAAGTGTTGAGATGGCCTACGTGAAGTTTCAAAGGCACTTTGGGAAGCGGAAAGCATGAGCGGACCTGAACAAGACGAGTATCTGGCTGGATTGGATGCGCAGGCTGAGGCGGACGCTGCTATGCAAGCGGAAGCGCAGGCAGCCGAAGAGGCGCGGGCCGCATCGGATGAGGCAGAATCGGACGTTCAACTTGCATCTCTCCGCGTGAATCCCCACTGGCGCTCTCTCGTGGGCTGCGGGTGCGGCAGGGGAACGTGCGCGTGAATTCATCGTATTGGCGGAAGCGGCATCAGGAATGGCGGAAGAAAGATTCTATGGATTGGCGAAAAGCTCCTGAAGCCGAAAAGTATCAGCTCTATCTTTGTTCCAGAGAATGGAACGAGAAGAGACGCGCCGTTCATGAGCGAGCCGGCGGCATCTGCGAGCGTTGCCACAAGAAGAAAATCAATGCGGTTCATCACCTGACCTACATTCGAAAGTACCGTGAACGATTGACCGATTTGCAAGGGCTCTGTTTCCCGTGTCACGACTACGTTCACAACCGGGAAAAAGGTATCGACGTTCCTGATCCGATTTACGACATGGATGAGGAATGGGAGCCGAAGTCTCTCGGCACGCCACCGGCCAAAGTTGTCGTGTGCGCCATTTGTAAGCAGCCAGGCGATTTAGTTGGCCGCACAGACTCGCAATTCTATTGCGAAAGGTGCTCTGCTGACCTTGAAGCAGCAGGGCGCGACAAAGCAGAAATGGATCAGATTCTGAAAACGGCCATCGAGCGTCAGCCGTACACAATGCCGCTCAAACCAAAGGGGAAAACAGCATGAGCAAAAAGAAAGAGGAAGGAGGTTGGGAATCGTCTCGAGTCATCGCACTCATCAGCGGCGATTCCGGCTGCGGCAAGTCGTTCTTTGTCGCCAACCTTAAGAAGGCCATCATTTACGATACCGATATCGGCGGCGGCCTTGCCTACGCCGACAAGCGCATCGAGGCGAACAAGAGCCTGCGAGTTGAAATCTCGAGCTACAAAGATTTGCTTGAGGATCTCCGCACCAGGGCGAAGAGTGGCTCGCTGGCCCCGTTCGTCACGATTGTAATTGACCACGTGACCGGCTTGCAGCAGGAAGGCTCAACGCGCCACAATCCGAACCTTACGCCAGACTTCGGCCGCAGCAACGACGCCGCAACGCGTGAATGGCGCAAGATTCGGGAGTTCATGCGCATCATGGACTTCAACCTCATCGTCACCGCGCATCTAAAGGCGAAGTACGAGAACGACAAGATGGTGGGTCAGATCAGCGACGGGCCGAAGAACATCGAAGCGGATTTCGGCATCGTCGTGTACCTCATGCGCAAGGGGATGAGCTACCCGAGTGCGGCGAAGGTTCAGAAGTGGCGCCGCGACCCGAGCGACCCCCGCGGCGAGGTGCCTTGGACGTTTGACTTCACCGTTGACCAGTTCGAGGCCATCGCAGGCTCAGCCATGGGCCGGGAACGCGTCGCCATCACGCCGGCCACCGAGGCCCAGGTCAAGGAGTTGAAGGAGCTGCTAAGCGTCGTGAAGCTCGAGGAAGGGCGCTTTGAAAAGTGGCTTGAGAAGGCAGGTGCGGAAACGGTTGAGGAACTCACCGCTGAACGCGCGAATGAAGCATTGAAACTGCTGAAGGACCGTCTCCCAAAGTCCGCGACTTCCGCGGCCTGATCACCACCCATAACTACGAATAAAAAGGAAAATGAATCATGGCGCAGTACACCTTTACGGGACAGAAGGCGAAAGTGTTCGAGCCGTTGGAACCGGGGGATTACAAGTTCGTCGTCGTCGATTTCGAGTTCGGCACCAGTCAGGCCGGAAACGAGGTGCTCAAGCTCACCCTTGAGACCGACGCGGGCAAGCGGTTCTTTGACACGCTCGTGTTCACTGACAAAGCGTTCTGGAAAATCGACACGTTCCTGACCGCAATCGGCAAGGCGCCGAAGGTTGGGCTTACGTTCGTGTTCGATGCTCAGTTCGCTCAGAGTCTCATCGGATGCAACGGGACGGCAACGCTCGGCATCAGGACCGGCAACGACAGCAAGAAATACAACGAGGTGAAGTGTTATCGCGATCCGCTCGAGATGTCCGCAGCGGTTGGCAACAAAGGAGCGGCGCCGAAAGAAGCGCCGGCACCCGCACCGAAGGAAGAGGAAATCCCGTTCTAGCGCACGAACAAACGAAAAACGTCTAATCCTGATTGGTGGGGGGATCAGACGGAGCGGTTATCGTGGTGGACCAGAAGCAACAACAATTGGAAGTGCTGCGAAGCATTGCCGAAGACGCGACGGATTTGGAAGCCGTCCGCCGCGCCTTCGAATGCTCGCACCTGCACGCGTACTTGCGCGTTCGAACTAGCTCGAGCGGCTCGAGCAAGTACGTGAGGCAGTGTGCAGCGTGCGGCAAGCTTATCGCAACCCTTAGAGCCTCTGACCTAAATGGCGAGGCACGATTCGCCACTCCATTCGCCGAAGGCCAGCACGATGAATATTGCAAGACGCTGAAGGAGTGCGAAGAGGCGTTCAAGCTCCGCAAGCAGAAGCAGGAAAGTGCGGACTGGAAGCGGCAGCATGCGGAGCTGATACAGAGCCCGCGATGGCAGGCGCTCCGAAAATTGGTGCTCGAGAGATGCGGCGGAAAATGCGAATGCTGTCTCTTAAACATCGCAACCCAGATTCATCACATTCACTACCGTTTCCCGCTCGGAAAAGAACCCCTATGGGTTCTCCGCGGCGTGTGCAAAGGCTGCCATTATCGACTTTACGAGATTGGAACACGCGACTGATGATCACGCTTCCAGCGAAGACGCTCGACTTCTTGAAGAACCGCGTGGGCCAGGGCTCTCGCAACCAGGAGCTATTTAACGCAGCCTGTCAGTTGCGTGATGCCGGCGTCTCGCAGAACGAGGCGGTTGACGCGCTCGTGGCGAAGGCTCGCGACGTTGACGGCCTTGAGGAAAGCGAGGCACGGAACACGGTGCTGAGTGCGTATCGACGCCGCGCACGCGACCCCATTGAGAAGCGCGACGAAAAGCCGAAGACGCGTTACACGGCGCCGCACAAACGTGACACGCCGCGGCGCGACTACGACCTGTCAACACCTGAGAACTTCCCAGAGACAATCGAGAATGAATGGGAAGTGTTCTTGAGGGCCGCATTCACTGAAGGTGACGGCGTGTGCGTGTGCAAGGCCAGGCGCAACGATGAGGACGAGGAATTCCCACCGGATGCGGGCGTGGTGCTGACTCGAGAGGATTGGATCAGCAAGATGAAGGACCGCGGCGCCGCCGGCCTCTTTGCGGACTCGAGGAAGTGCGGGCTCTACGTGCGCATCAATCCCATGCCGAAGGGCTGCAAGGGGCTCGACTCGGAGGTTACGAACTTCAGGCACGTGCTTGTGGAATTCGACACGCTTCCGCTCGATAAGCAATGGTCTCTCCTCAAGCAATCTGGGCTGCCACTGTCAGCGGTTATTCATAGTGGTGGCAGGTCAATTCACGGGTGGGTGCGGGTGGACGCCGCAAATCGTGCGGAGTACGACGAACGGCGCCGCATTATCTACGAGCACTTCGAGCGGTACCAGATTGACCACAAGAATGGGAACCCGTCGCGATTCTCGAGGTTTCCAGGCATTCCCCGCGGCATGGGGTATCAGCGGCTGCTGGCGGTCAACATTGGGGCGTTAACATTCGAGGAGTGGAACGACGATGTAACGCTTCCGCCTGTTCGAACCCCAAGTTATTTTCTAAAATATAACACTGAGCAAGACGTGAACAACGTGCTGGGAAATCGATGGCTTTGCCGCGGCGGTTCGTGCCTGTTCATCGGTCAAACCGGAATCGGAAAAAGTAGTCTTGAGATGCAAGCCGCAGTTACCTGGGCGTTCGGAGATTCGTTCTTCGGTATTCGTCCTGACCCAATCAAGAAGACACTTAAGAGCCTCATCGTTCAAGCTGAAAATGATGACGGAGATCTGGCAGAAGAGTTGAAGGGTGTCGTAAACGGAATGGGCATTCATGCGCGCTGCGGTGAGCTTGAGGAACGAATTAAGATTGTATCTGACTCCGAACACTGCGGCGCGGATTTCGTTGAAATGGTGCGGGCACTGGTACGCCGTCATCAACCGGATTTGGTCTGGTTCGATCCGTTGCTGGCTTACCTCGGCGGCGATATCTCGAGTCAGGAAGTAACCTCAAAATTTCTGCGCAACGAACTCAACCCACTCAGCCAGAAGTACGGTTTCGTGTGGATGATCATGCATCATACAAACAAACCGCCAAAAGATCCGGCGCAACGAAATAGCTTCATCGGTGGCGACTTCAGCTATCTCGGACAGGGCGCCGCGGAGCTGTCCAACTGGGCTCGATCGATTGTTACGGTCCGCGAAGTTCAGGACGGATTATTCGAATTGCGGATGGCGAAACGCGGAAAGCGAGCTGGCTTGATCGACAATGAAGACAAGCCCGCAAGTCCGCCAGTGATCCATATTCAACACGGACAGAAGGGTATTGTTTGGGTGCGCGCGAAGGGTCCAGACGATGAAAAGGTACAGAATGTGCTGTCGAAGTTGTCTTTTCCCATGTCACGCCATGACATAATGCTCCTCATTCAAGCCGAATGGGGTTACAGCCCGAAATCCATAAAGCAGCAACAGGACAAATTTAACAAGATTAAAATAAGGTGCGTTCAGAATGGAGACATGTACGCGGCACGATGAGGATTTTCCCATTTTCCCTCGTTTTCTTTGAGGCTGGAGAAAATCGCTTCCTTTCTTTTTTTCCCATTTTCCCACCCCCCTTAAGGGGGTGGGTAGGGAAAAAAGGAAAATGTGAAAAGAAAAAAATACTTTGCGGAATGGGTCCGCAAACTTTTTGGAGGTTTGATCGATGAAGAACAGCAAGCAAAAGAACGATGGCGACGACGGAATCCGGATTGAACATGATCGCCTGAAATCAAATCTGGAGCAGTTCAAGCAGGCCCGCGAAGTCGTTCAGCGGGTTATCACGATGCCGGTTATCTCGAACATTCTCGGCAAGTTCCGGAAGGATGCTGAAGACATGCGGGAGGCACTGGTGTCAGCCGCAAAGCCGGACATCGAGAAGACACAGGCCGGAATTGTGGCGCGTCGGTCAATCTGCGGATACCTCGAAAACGCTTACGTTCAAGACATCGAGGAAGCGGAACGAGCACTGAAGGAATTCGAGTCGAGAAATCAACTTTTTATTCAAGCCGATGGCAACCGCCGCGGCGAAGAACCGGGAACATCCTTGGCGGTTGCGAACTGATGGGTGCGGAAAAGGAAATGCTGACCATCACCATGCCCGCCGCCCTCTGGCGCACGTTGCCCGTCGCGCTGCGGACCTGGAACAAGCAGCACCCGGAAGCACAGGCCCAGCTCGGCCGGCAGGCTTGGCAGGTTGTGGCGATGATTGAAGCGGCGGTCACGGAGCCCGACGAACGGGTTGAGAAGTCCGAATAGTTGCGAAGTGAAAGGGCGTGAAAATAATTTACAGAATGTCTTGAATTTGTCTGGACAGAATCAAGTTGCTGGGGTAATGTATGTGTGTCGAGGCTGAGCGACGCGAGGGAATGAAGATGATTAAACTGACGACTGAACAGACGAACCGAGTAAAGCAGGCCATCCGCGAAACAAGAAATCTGATGTCCAAAGAACTGGGTTATTCAGAACGCTTCCAAGACAAGGCAAAGATTGCCGGTTATCAGGCGCACATCGCTAAGCTCGAAGCGATGTTGCAAACAGGGGCGTACAATGAATAAGACGGCCGAAAACGTTCTAAGCGTTCTGACAGAGCGCGTCAGGATGTGCGAAAACAACGCCACTACAGATGAATACTGGCAGGCGCGACTTCACGAGGCGCGTGCCGCGCTCTGCTCAGTGCAATACGCCATGGGTGTGCTAATGGTAGAAAATTGTTACGACAGACGCGCTCCGCGCGTACTCTCAGACAAAGAACAGGCAATTCTGGACAGAGAAACACACAACGCACAATTTTATGACGATAGGAGGGTTCCAATGAAAGACAAGCTGACGCAAGAGTGCCGAGAACTCTGGAGTTTGCGGGGTGAGGCATGAAAAAGCCCACCCACGGCGGCCGACGCAAAGGCGCAGGCCGCAAGCCAACCGGCGAACCAGTCGTTAAACTCGGCATCGCCATCAGACCGGAAACCTTGAAGGCGCTGGACGAACTGTGTGCACGCTGGGAGTGCGGACGCTCAGCGGCGATTGCGAGAATGATTGAAACCGCGAAGTGAAAGGGCGTGAGGGATGAGTGACGTTAACGACAAGTTGGACAGGCTGCGAAAAACTCGGCAACGCTTGCTTGCGCGAGTCGAAAACCAGTTGATGAGTATTGCCCATATCGAAATCAAGATTCAGAAAATGATTATCGAAGCCAAGGCCGCGAAAAAGTGAAAGGGCGTGACATGAGCGAATTGAAAGACGCACGCATGGAAGTGCCGCCGATACCGCCGGGTTGTCCCTATTTATGGTCCAGCGATGCACGGGGATTGTCTTTCACGCCGCCAGGATGTTGCGTGTACGAAGACGACGGCGCAGCGTTTCGCATCTGGCGCCCCATCATCGCTGCGGTCGCCCGTTGCGCATGGTTGGATGAAGCCTACAAAACAAAACAATGGTACGACAGAGAGAAGTGCTCAGCTCTTAAAGTCGAACCGTTTAAGGCGCTTGGTGATGCTCTTCAAAATGCGCATGCATGGGCTGAATGGGGAAAACAATGACCGTCTACATTCCCATCAAACTCCCCTCGCTTGCCAACATGCGGCTGCACTGGCGGGCAATGGATAGGCTGAAGCGGTCGCAGAAAGACGCCGTGTTGCTGGCGCTGAATTGCAATCGCGAGACGGTGCCGATTCCGCCCCTGACGGTAACGATTAAGCGAATGGGAAAACGGAAGCTTGATTCAGATAACGCGATAATTTCAGCGAAGTACGTCAGAGATTCGGTCGCCAAATGGTACGACATTGATGATGGGTCAGACCTGTACGAATGGCGCTACGAGCAAGCTATTGACACGCAGTACGGTGTTGAGATTCGGATTGAGGCGCGTGAGGCATGAAGACGTTCAAGATTATCCGCGTTTGGCGCTACGCTGTCGTCGATGAACAAGGACGGCGCTATAAACGTTTTTACGGTGCGGACACATTCATTCGGCGCGGCGATGCCATGCACTTGAAAGAGGAATTAGAACAAGGCAAGACGCAAATCCCCGGACCTGAAGAACGAATGAGGCTTTAGCAATACACAAACGGGAGTGAGATGATGAAGAAGATTGACCCGAAATACGTAGAGCAACCGGAAGGCGTGTTGCCGCGATACCGCTGCCGCGATTGTAATAGTGAAATCATGGCAATCCATCATCGTCGGTACGGTTCAGTTTGGGGAACTGGAGAGGTTGAAACGTACATCGAATATGAACCGTTCTGTCCGCAATGCGAACCAGAAAAAGACCCTTGTCCGAAGCGCGAAGACGAATTTGCGCCACGAGATTAACCACGCCTGAGAAGGATGTCCATAGAGTGGACCCCCTCACGCCTGAGAAGGAGTAACGAAGTGGCAAGAGACCCGCACACTGAAGCGATGAGGCTTGCTATGCACGCAGAGCGTTACGCATTGAGGGCGGCAAAGCTCTACGAACGTGCGGCAGTTCTTGAGGAAGTGGCTTTGAATACGACAAGTTTCAATCTAATGCAGACAAGGCTTCAGCTTTCATGCTCGCAGGATGATTTGAGTAAAAAGTACCGGCTTTTGAAACGAATGCTCACGCCTGAGAAGGAGTAACGAAGATGGGGTATTACACAAAACACGGTCATTGTGAGCCAATAGAAAGCGGCTCGACTGCGAGGCAATCGACAAAGCGATGGAGCAAGAGCGTACAGCAACGCTTTGGTGAGTTTGAGTACGACTATCAACCTGCTACCACGAGAAGCTGCTGGGTGAGAGCCAGAACCTTTGCTGTGAAGTACAAGGGACGGGTGCTGTTCTCGATGCATCCGACGGTGAACGTCGCCGGCCGTCTTTGGATCATTTGCCAGGTTCATCAGACTTCCAGAAGTTCATCGACTCGCGAGTTCCCGAAGCTGGACGAGTACGGGTATCCCGACAAACAGTTCCCGCATCTGAAGTATCCGCACGATTACAACCGGACGATCACGGTGATCAAGAAGCGTCGTGCTGGTGGCTGGATGCCGGTGATCGGTGCGAACATGGATTCGAAGACGCTTTGGACGTTCGAGCGTGGTTGGCTGTAGGTGTTGAGATTCGGATTGAGGCGCGATAGGCATGATTTTAGAACGAATGCATATCTCAATTGTCGCCACCAACAACGCGTTGCTTGGCGCGAAATGTCCCGACGTCAATCAGAATAGTATGGCGGACTTTTACGCTGACATGCTGCGTGCGGAAGCAATCACAAAGAAGCCGTGCGACTGGTCGGCAGTGAACAAAGCCATTCTAGAACGCTGGCCGAAAGGATTGGTCAGAATTAAGGACAAGGCGTGGCGCAAAATACACAAACGGGAGTGAGATGGTAACGAAGATGAGTGAAGGCGGACGGGATGAAAAACCAAACATCGTTCTGGCACCACACGAGTATGAGAGGTTGCTTGCCGTCGTCCGTGACGCTGCCGTATCTATCGACGAATTGCTTCCATACATAATGCAGGTGTGGGCGGCTGAAACAGTGGACCGCTACGAAGAGTCTCAAGAAAAGAAGATGAGCTAAGGAAGTGTTGAAGAGACTCAAAGAGATTTGAGCCTGAGAAGGAGTAATGAATGAGGATCACACAGTTTTTCGACGCGATGCTTGAGAAGCTAGACAAAAACCGGCACAAAGGCGGCTGGCACAACTGCACGAATGCATATCTCAAAAAGCGACTATATCGCGAACTGTCCGAACTGCTGGAAGCGGTGAAAAACGGCAGCGGTGAAGAGATTCGAAAAGAAGCGGCAGACGTGGCTAACTTTGCCTTTTTCATTGCGGACGTGAACGAAAATAACAAGACAAAGCCTGAGGAGCACCGAAGATGACAGCGCCACTAATCAAACATAAGAAGTGCGAGGCGAACCTACGCGCTAAATGCCGATGGGAGAAAATGTCTCGCTCCGCAGTACTTGCAGAATTTCCCAATGTTGTGTGCGCCAAATGCAGACCGATTTCGCCGCGTCAGCAGTTGAAAAACGTTCTCGATTTTGTGTTTGGACCGGACACCACGCCTGAGAAGGAGTAACGAAGATGCTGACTGTTGAACAATTACAGCAACAATCCAAGCGAGCAAAAGAACTCTGCCACGCCATGACATTAATATCCGTAGAAGAATTAGACATGCTGATCGGCGCCAAAATAGCTTATCAGGATGCGCACGAATTACGGACGCTGCTCGGCGCTGAACAACGAAGTAATGAAAGCCTGCTTGCCGTGGCGCGTGAGGCGAAGAAGGTGACGACCGGAGCAAAATGTGAAGGCCGGTATTGGCATGGAGCGGACCAATATTCGGTTACTCACAAAGCAATGGAAGAATTGGACGCCGCTCTCGCTGCCCTGCCCGCCTCTGTCAAAGCTGAGATTGAACGATGAAAGCGTTTGGTGATTACCTGTTCGAAATGATGGCCGGCCCAAATCAGGCCAATTGCAGCATCTCACAAATCGCATTTAGCTGGATTTGCGTATGGTGCTCATGGGGTGCCGTTTGTCTCTTTGTGCTCGACGACTGGCGGGAAGAACAGCGTAACCGACGCGCCTCTGTCAAAGCTGAACTGGAGCGTAAGTCCTGATATTTCAGTCCTTTTAGAAAAATCTTGCATTACAGTAAAGAACAGGCTATAAGTCCCCGAAATAACGGTGTTTGTGTTATCGACGCTGTTCCTACCCGTTCGGAGACTTCAAAACATGGCACTCGACATTCTTCATCGCGCAATCGCATTCCTCGGCGGCAAGAAACTCTGCGCGCTGGCGGCCGGCGTCGTTCTGTGGATCGTCTACCACAAAACCGGCATCACGCCCGGCCAAGTGACTGACGTAGTGAACGGTGCTCAGCCGATCGCGCAAGCGGACAGCTTGAATACGCTGCTGCAGCTCATTGGCGCGTACATCATCGGGCAGAGCGCCGCTGACGGGCTTTCAGGAGGTAAGACGTCGAGCGCGCAGGTCCTGGCCGACGCGAAGAGCGACTTACCGCAATGAGCGCCGCCACTATTGCGGCCATCGTTACCGCGGTGCTCGCCATTCTGAAAGGAATCTTCTGGAATGAAAACGGCGTCCCGATTACTGAGAGCATTGCCAGCGGCCAGCCTGTTGGGCCTGATATTGCTGAGCGGCTGCGAAAGCTTGGCGGCCGTTAACCTCGGCCCGCACACCGACGAACACATCACATACATGAAAACCGTCTCGGAAGACGGCACGCCTGTCATGGTAGGCAAGTGCGCCGAAAACAAAACAGTCACAATGGAATACATCGACGATGCTGGCAAGGCGCATCTGACTCAGCAAGACATTGGTGGCTGGGGATTGGTCTCGCCAAATGCAATGAAGACAAAAGCTCCCGCGAAGACAAGCGAGGGCACAAAATAATGGACGGTGGAGCGTTCGGGCGCGCATTGGAAGCAACGATTTTGGCTTTGTGCCTAATAAGCGCCGTCGTCGGCTGGTGCGTTATCGAAGGTCTCATTTGTCTTTGTAAGTGGATTTGGGCCCATCTGCATTGGGTGTCCATGATTGCTGTGTTCTGCACGGCATGCCACGCGGCCGACACGGATAAGCCAGTCCTCATCCTGCACCGCGGCGACCCATTCCCGCCCGTCGGCGTCCTGTACTCCTACGACAGCAAAGAGACTGAAGCGGACTTCGACCGACGTCGGCGAGAGCAGGAAGCGAAGAAGGTTCGGAAGGAAGACGTAACGCTCAGCAAGCCGCCGGTTCGCATTGCGGCAGGGTGAGGCGCGCAAGGCCAGCCGTGCGCTGGAGGCCGTAATGAATGAACTGCGAGCTTTGCCACTGCAAGCTGAACTCGCTGAATCATTCGAAGATGTGCGCACCCTGTAGACGCAAAACGCTGGTAACGGAATCGATACGCGCAAGAGAACTGAGAGCAACGGTGACCATGCAGCGCAAGTACAAACAACACATTGAAATACTGCATTTGTCCGACACGTATTCGATTGACGACGATGCGAAGATCTTCAGAGAGTACAAGAAACGGTTTGGGCTCGACAAATGACATTGCTCTGCAAGCTTATCCTACTCCTGACCGTCATGCGTAGCGCCCACTACGCGGCACCCACAGACACACCACGCTATCTGCCCATGCACTCACTCGTAGAGACTGACCTTTACCCAGACGGCAGCACGTTCAGGTTCATCCATAACAACAGGACAGTTAAGCGATTGTGGATGGATAAGGGCGTCATCCGGGAGGGTGCTGAATGATGGCTCATCTAAACGGCGTGCCATACAGGGCTTACAGGACCGAAAACCCCACCACCCCCATGTGGCGGGAGGCTGCGCCTCGCGTGTGTGTGTGGAAACAAAACTGATCAAAAAAACGACATTCTGGCGCGATTGGCATGGCAAAGCGGAGCAATAAAGGCAAGACGCAGGCCCCCGAACAGCCGATGCCGGCCAATCTTCTCGAGGTTGTTGAGCGGACCGCCCTGGAGGCTATTTTCCGCAAGCAGCAGAAGGGTAAGCAGCTCACCACACGAGAGTATGAGTTCCTGAAGCGGTTGAAGGCCAAGAAAGACGAGGATGCGGACCACACCAAGTCTAAGAACGTCACGCCGATCGATGAAAGCGGTGATTTGTGGTTGGCCCGTATGGAGCGGCTGCGACGGACCCGGATTGAGTCAGAATTGAAGACTGCGAAGGGTATGGCGCTGGTGGGGTTGGGCAAAATGCTACAGGAAGAAATCAAGCGGACGGTGATGCCGCACCACAAGAAACTGGTGATTCGGTTCAAGCCGATCGGTGAAGAACCGAAGGATGCGCCGCGGGAGAAGCAGGCTTGACGAAAGAATTCAGAATCAACATGCACATGGCCTATTACAGCGATGGCATGTTTGTCTTATGCGGCTGTCCAAAGTGTAAGCGCGCCAGACGTTCAAAGCGTCTCCCGAAGTGGTACCGAGACATGAACGACGGGATACGCAGCCGGCGCAGGGTGTTCACGGTTCAGGAGTACAGAGCGGCACAGGGTAAACCCCGGGAGAAAGCCAATGTTTCATAGTATTGAATTCAAGAAAAAAGGCGGAGACATCAAGCGCGCTGCATTCAAAAAGATTGTAGACCTCAAAGCCAAGATTTCCGAGCGTGAGAACAGAATTTCGCGCATTAAGAAAGACTACAAAATCACCGACGCTGCGCTGTTAGACATTCTCGGTAAATTCCAGTCAGGACATTTCGTAAACAACTACATGATTTCATATGGTCCGACAGGACCCATGGGAGTCAGCGGGCCAACGGGAGCGCATGGCGCAACTGGTAAAGCAGGAATGACCAAGGCAGAGCCACAAGCCATGATCGCCGCCGGCCTCGTGCAAAACATCATCACCGAGCGCAATCTCATCGAGACAGAAAAGAAACAAATCAAAGAACTCGGGCTGATGGCGCGGAACATCGAGACCAAGAAGGCGCACACCATCTCATTCGAAGAACTTGAGTTTCTTAACTTCTAAGGCATCCGATGACCGAAGCTGTCTTAGAACCCGAAGCAGATATCGTCCTCGAGGCCACCCGCGCCCAAATCGAGATGATGGAAGACCCTGCGCAAATCTGCGTGTGGGCGCTCGGGCGTGCGTACGGAAAATCGACGTGTGCCAGTCTGTTGTTGACGAAGGTAGCGGTAGAGAACGACGGCTGCACGGTTTGGTACGTTTGCCCGCGGTACGCGACCGCCCTCCGCATCATGCGCATCATGGGTAAGTGTCCGGAGTTCATGGAGTTGGTTGCTGCCAAACCAATGCAGTTCCCGCCCCGATACGAATTAAAGAACGGGTCAGAAATCTGGTTCGTGAGTGCGGACAAGTGCCCTGACGACCTGCGCGGCCCGCGCTGCCGACTGATATTCATGGACGAAGCGGCGGCCGGCACAGAGTACATGTTCTGGAACGTGCTGTTCCCGATGGTGGCCGACAGCGGCGGAAAGCTGATTGCGGCCTCGACGTTCAATGGGCGGAACTGGTTCTATGTGCTGGCAGTGAAGGGTACGCCCGCGACAGAGAACGCGAAGAAATTAGCGAAGGGCGAGGATGCCAACCACAAGACGTGGATTTACAAAAGTAATGAAGGCATGCGCTTCTCTGGCAGTCCTGCCGCGTTGTTGAGATATGAGATTACGAAAAAACTTGTCCCGCCTCTCGTGTTCCAGCAAGAGTACGATTGCGAACCGCTGGCAGTCCACAACATGGTATTCACGTACCTTGAGCAGTGCATTACGAAAGAGATACCACCCAACACGCCGCAGGAAGGTGAAGAGTACGTTGTTGCGCAAGACATCGGCCGCGTCGTTGACCAGTCCGGTGTCGTGGTGATGAATCTAAAGACCGGGATGGTAGTGCATGCTGAAACGTACCCGCTTGGGATGTTGCATCGAGAGCAGGCGCAACGAACGGCCGAGTTGGGAGTATTTTGGAACAATGCAATCATTGCGCTTGATACGACGGGCGGCGCCAGCGGTGGGCGGTCAGAG